ACGCTGCCTCCACGGACAGCAAATCTAGTACCCGCCCCCATGGAGAGCAAAATTCCGAGCAGGACTCGGTTAGCCCTCGGTTAGCTCCCTACCGGCCCCCCACGCCGGCGGGGTACCAGCCAGAGGAGAGCCCGACCGTACTAACTGAAGAACTGGAATCCGCCCCCCAACCCCCCTCCGGGGGGGATGACGCGAAGGATGATTTTGGAGATTTCGAAAAGGACTGGCGGGAACCGATCCTGCGACAATCGCTGACACGGCAAGTCTGGGGCGCGCTGACGCCGGAGGAAAGGCAGCTCGCTCGAAAAGCTGCCCGCGGCTATGTCGCCTGGCGCAAGGCTCAGAAAAAGCCGCCAAACACCCTAAACGCGCACACGTTTCTTCGAGAAAAGGACGCCTGGTCGCGCTTTGCGCCCCATGCTCCGGACGTCTCATCGCGCTCGGAAGCGCCACGGGAACGCGTGCACATGTCGCCCGCCACGCTCGAGGGCCGAGCTTTCGCCGTCTGCCAGGCAATTGCTGGAACCGAGGGCGCCTGGTCGCTTTTGCGCGACCAGATTCCGAACGGCGAAGAAGCGCTCGCAACGCTGTGGCGCGTGGACGATCGCGGCCGCATCGACACCTCGGATTGGGTCGCGGTTAAGTCCGGCACGCCGCAATGCGTCGCCTGGGCCGAGCGCGTGAAGGAATGGCTCAAGAGCTATCCTCGTGAACGTCGCTTCTGGCTCGACGCGCAGGGCAACATCGTGCGCGCGCGAGAGGAAGCACATCAGCCTGAAGGCGCGCTGCTGCCGTCGCACGTGCAGGGGCTGCTCGTGCCGCCGACACCTACCGGATTTCCGCCAGCCAAAGGCAACCATGACGATCAGTTGGCGCGCGGCGAATTCTTACAAACGGGGAAAACGGAATGCTGAAAAAACTGATGCTCGAATGGCACCTCGCCTACACGGAGCCGCGAAGCGAGTGGATCGCTGATTATTGGCTGCAGCACATCGGCATCATGACCTTCATCCCAGAATATCGTCCCAAAAAGCGGCGAGCAGGCGCGATGGTGCGCGGCGTCGTTTTTCCGAATTACGTTTTCGTCGGGCAGGCGCCGGGCGAGAACCGCTTTGCTGAGATCGATGGAACCCGGGGCGTCGCGAAAATGGTTTCGATCAAAGGCACTCCGCTCCGCGTGCCGCAACCTGTGATCGATGAGCTTCGCGTGGCTCAGAAACAGGGGCTTTTCATGGAGGACGAAAAGCGTGGGCGCCTCTGCTATGTGAAGCCTGGCACAACAGCAGCGGATCTCGCGCGGTTCAAAAAAGGCGACGAGGTGACCGTGACTGAAGGACCTTTCGCGGGGTTCGTCGCCGAAGTGATCTCGATAGGCGGCCGCAATGAAATCGAAGCGCTGCTGAATATTTTCAGCAGGAAAACTGTGGCTAAGTTTGAATCCGGGCAGCTGTGTCCTGTTGACCGCGCGCCCCGAATCACCACAAATGCTGCACACGTCGCCTGAAGTACGTCGATGCCACCTAAAAGCTCGACGATGGCGAAATAGGGATGGCTGATGACCCTTCTGCAGGTCCGGTCCCGGCAGGATGAGCCGTAAAACAGCTCATCGCCAATCTCAAAACATGTCCGGAATTTGCCATGTGCCGCTGCGCGGAACGGCGGAATGCCATCGCGCGCGGTGTTCGCACCCTCCTGCAGGGTGAAATTCGGAGCGCCGGCGCTGAAGCCAATTTCGTCGCAACATCCATGATCGAAGATGCGCAATCGATCGCGCGACAAGCGCGGGTTGCGGCATCGGCAAAGATCACAGCTGCACGCGGACGGCTCGCACGGCGATGATCACTTTTCAGATCCGCCTCGAGGAATTCGGGCGAGATTGGCGAACGCTGCATCCACGCATCGCCCGGGCGGTTTCCTACGGCCTCAACAATGGCGGCCGCAAGGTTTTCACCACGGTACGACGAGGCCTTTACGCAAAGATCGGCGCCACACGCTATTCGACGGTCACGTCGCGCACCTACAACATACCGGCGAGCGTCGGCTTGCTTGCCTTCACGATTGTGGTTCGCGGTCGGCCGATCCCGATCAAGGAATTTGCGGCGCATCGCGTCGGCTCCGGCGTGGAAGCAACGCCATGGGCTGCGGGTCGTGTCTTTGCTCGATCGTTCCAGCAAAAGACGTCTGGCGGTGGTTATATTCCCGGCGCCTTCATGGCGCGCATTGAGGAAGATCGCGAACCCATTAGGCGCTTGCTCGGGCCGAACCTCGCTAAGGAGCTGCTGGGGATCACGCGCGACGATCAGACGATCCCTGATCTATTCCTGGCGAGCGCGCGCTTGGAAGTGCCGCCGGCGATCCTTCGTGCGGTTGCCGCTGCTCTTGAGTGATCACCCTCCTGCAGCATGAAAATCAGCGGTGCGTGCTCGGTGCGTTGCGTCCACGGGGGATCTCGTGACGCAGATCCAGAACGGGATCTCTTAGGGGATCACGTGGCGTGATCGCCATCCCTCGCATGGACCCTCACTCCGCAGTTCGTGACTGTCGCCTTGATCTCCTCGCCGTTTGCTCTCCACGCGCATGGATCAACAGCCTGGCGTTACCGCTGCGCGCTGCCTCATGCGCGGATTGTGCCGCTGGGTGTGAGCATGTGGCCTTGTGCTCCTCACGTTTGAAGCAATCGTCGTGGCATTGGAGCTGCGAAGGGCGCCGCAAACCGTGCCGCAATCCGGCGCGGGTCCTTCCCCGACTTTAAAAACCCCGCGGGCCTGTTGGCATGTCTGTTTTCGGTAGTCTCGATCGGAATCTTTAGGGTTGACGATGTTGACTGCCGGCTCCGACGGGGTTGACGGAGGCCTTCCCGGCCTCTGGTTGACCGTCACCGATCTCGCACGACGCATGGGGATCTCCAAACAGGCCGCCTCGAAGCGCGTCGACCGCCTTGAAACCGGCGGCCATGTAAAGACGAGGCCCGGGCCTCGAGGCACTAAGCTTGTCAACCTGGCGGAATTCGACAAGGCCGCCGGCGAAACGACCGATGCCATCCGGGAGCTCAACGGGGCAGGTGAAAAATCGCTACCGCTGCCCGGTGCAGCAGCAGATCCCGTCCTCGCAAGGGAACAAGCTCGCCGCGTCGGCTACGCCGCCGACCTTGCGAAACTAGATCTCGACGAGAGACTCGGAAAGCTTCTTCCCATCGCCGACGTCGAAGCGGCCATGGTCGACTGCGCCGAGGCGATGGTCCGAAAAATCGATCAGCTGCCGACCCTGGCCGACCAGGTCGCGTCGGCGGTCGCTCGCGAGGGTGCTCTCGGCGCCCGCTCTTTCCTTCGCACAATTGCGAGGGACCTTAGAAAATCGCTTGAGACCGAAATGCGTCTCATTGCGGAGTCGACGCAGGAGCATGACGGAACTTCAGTTTAAGAACTCGGCTCGAAGAGTGGTCGCCGGCGCGCTCGCGCGGGTCTTTTCGCCGCCCTTGCCGATGAAGCCGTCGGAATGGGCGCGGCAATATCTGATCGTCCCGGACGGCCCGCGCAAGCTCGAGCCGTGGGACGCTTCGCTCACGCCTTATATCGACGAGCCGCTCGATCTAACCTCCACGGAGGCGCCCGAAAACGAATTTTGCGTGATGAAAAGCGCGCAGACGGGCTTCACCACGATGCTGCTCGCCGCAGCAGGCCACACGATCGACCGCGACAAGGCTGACACGATGATCGTGCAGCCGACGGATGGCGCGTTGAGCGACTTCAACTCGAAAAAGCTGCAGCCCTGCCTCGAGGAAACGAAACCAACCAGGGAGCTTGTCGCGCCGCAGACGTCGCGAACGGGCGCCGGCTCGACAACCTACGAAAAAAAGTTCGGGCGATACACGCTATCTCTCGCCCTGGCCTCGTCCTCGGCAGATTTGCGCTCAAAGAGCATTCAAAAGGCGTTTGAAGACGAGATCGACGAATATCCGGAGGACCTCGACGGCCAAGGGTCGCCCTTCGGTATGATAGAGGCCCGCCAGGAGGCATTCCTCAAAAGCGGGACCTGGAAACGTGTCAAGGTATCAACGCCGACGATCAAGGGAGCTTCTCCGATCGACGACGCGTTCGAAGCCTCCGACAAGAGGCGCTGGCACGTGCCCTGTCCGCATTGCGCTCATGAGTTTGTCCTCGAATTTGGGCCATCTTTTCGTTTTCAGAAGGAATGGCCGTTCGCGGCCGAATATGCATGCCCTGGATGCGGCGCCATCATTGAGGAACATCACCGCGTCGAGATGAATCGTGGCGGCCGATGGATCGCAACAGAGCCGGAAAAAGGGCGTAGCCCCGGCTTTCACTTCAATGCCCTGTCATCTCCCTTTGTGCCGTGGAGCGTCATCGCAAAACGCCACTGCGAAGCTGGTGACAGCCCGAGCAAGCTTAAGACCTTCTTCAATCTGACGCTGGGGCTGCCCTATGAATTCCGGGGCAATGCGCCCGATCACGTGCGCCTGATGGAGCGCCGCGAGGAAGGCTTCACGAAGGGCCATGTGCCGCCGAGAGGGCTCCTCCTGGTCGCCGCGGCCGACGTGCAGATGCGCGGCATCTGGGTCGAGGTGCTGGCGATCGCGCCCGATCGCCAAGCCTATCTCGTCGATGCACTCTATCTCGACGGTGCGACGGAAGCGCCCGACGGGGAATCTTTCGAACTCCTTCGGCGTGTTCTCGATCGAGAATACCCGGATGCGTTCGGTCGCACGCGAAGACTCGACGGGCTCGCCGTCGACTCCGGTTATCGAAGCCACGTCGTCTATGCTTGGGTGAGGGCAAACCAGCGCATTCATCCGGATACTGGCCTCGACATGGTGCTTGCGGTCGACGGTCGCGACGGATGGGGGCGCCCGGCGATAGGCACGCCCAGCCTGGTCGACATCGATCTTGCCGGCCGGAAAGTGAAGAAGGGCTGCAAAGTTTGGCCCGTCGGGACTTGGCCGCTGAAGGGCGCCTTTTACGAGGACCTCAATAAGGACGGCGTGAAATCTGGCAAGACCTGCGATCCCGAAGGCTACTGCCATTTCGGGACCTGGGTCGACGAAGGCTACTTTCGCCAGCTGACAGCCGAATATCTCGCCGAGGAAACCTTCCGCGGCCGGCAGCGCAAGATCTGGAAAATTCGCGCCAGCGAGAGAGACAACCATTTTCTCGATTGTTTCGATCCAGCGACGGAGCTCCTAACCGAGTCCGGATGGGTTGGCGTGGCCGAAGCCCGCGAAGGTATGAGGTTTGCGACCGTTGATCTTGGCAGTGATGAGATCGTCTACCAGCAGCCCACATCCGTCATCGCGCGCCGGCACTGCGGAGAAATGATCGAGGTCAAAGGTCGGCGAATTGATATTCTGGTGACTCCAAATCATCGGATGGTCACCTATCATGTTAATCCTCCGCGCCCCGGACCCGAAATTACGCTCGCTGGCGATCTCACAATTTGGGACAAGATCAAGCTCACGGCGACCTGGAAGGGCGATGACGGCGAGAAAGTCTTCGTTCCGGCGATGGATGTCGGCGCAAGGGGAAACAACCGGAACAAGCAGAACGCGGAACAGCAACTGGCCAAAGAGCTCGATGCAGGGGATCTCGCCGAGCTCCTCGGCTGGTACGTCGCCGAAGGGCATAGGGGGAAGGGCGCTAAGCACTCCTTTCATGTCGCTTTCACGCAGATAGCCGGTAAAAAGCAAGACTACATCTTCGCGCTGCTCAGCCGCCTGGGGTGGGCTCCGAGGATCGAAGAAGGGCAGCGAATTCTTGTCAATTCGCGCCAGTTGTTTGGCTTGGTGGACGCCTGTTACGATTCCGGCGCCGGTCGCGGCTGCTATAGAAAGCGTGTTCCCGCGCAAATAAAAGCGGCCTCACCGCGGATTATCGCCAGATTTGTCGACGGTGCGATCGCCGGCGACGGCTGGACGCAGTGCAAAGGCAAATCACGATTCCGCACCTATGCCACGACGAGCAAATTGCTTGCGGATGACATGCAGGAGCTTTTCATTAAACTCGGATGCTCTTCGAGCATTTCGAAAAAAGAAGCGAGCACCTATAATATCGAAGGCCGCTTTGGGCTGTCGCAACCCCAGTATTGGGTTTCTGAGTGCAAGACACCGGCGGCTCTTCTGCGTCAAAGCGATAACACTCCTATTTTTCGCCGGGTGCCCTATGAGGGCATGGTGCATTGTGTAAGTGTGCCGAACGGCACGTTGATAGCCCGGCGATCTGGGAAGTCCTTCATCGTTGGGAATTGTCGCGTCTACAACATGGCGCTGGCAGAGTATCTGGGGCTCTCGTCTCTCACGAAGGACGAATGGGCGGCGCTCGCTAAGCGCCGCGGGATGCCCGACGAGGTTTTGCGCGCCGATCTGTTCCGGCCAAAGCCGCCCGCGGAACTAGCTGCGGCGGTCGCACCGGCGCCCGGCAAAAAGCCGGACGATATCTTTGATCGCTTTGCGGCGCTCAACGCTCAAGAGTGAGGGCGTCCAAATGGCGATGACGCTCCAGCAGATGCTTGATGATGCGCGCCAGAAGCTGCACCTCCTCGAAACCGGACGTCTCTCCGTTGAGGTCATGGCGGACGGTTACATGGTAAAATATACACGCGCCACTGTTCCGCAGCTGAAATCCTATATTGGCGAGCTCGAAGCGAAGATCGCCGGTAAGAGGCAGCGCGGCGCTATCGTGCCGATTTGGTAGCGCAGTGAGCACGGATCTCTTTGAGCACGCCGGCGTCGACGCGCCCGCGAAAGAAAAGATTACCACGGTCGATCGGCCGCGCGCGCAGGCTGCTGCCGCGCCTGGTCAAGTCATCGGCGTAGGGACCGGAGGAGATCTCTGGAACCCGGCTTTTGAAGCCGCGGGTCTCACGCGACAGGACACTGTCGCCTGGTGGCCGACACGATCGTCTGGCGACGGGACTACGCTGCCGGCGAAGGATCTGGCGCTTGCTCGCGTCCGCGATATCATTCGCAACGATCCGACCGCGCGAGCGGCGATCGAGCGCTTCGTTGATTTGATCGTTGGTCCCGGGCTGCATCTTTCGGCGATCCCCGACGGGACCGCACTCGGCATCAAAGATCCGGAAGTCCTTCGGAAGTTCGCTCGCAGCATTGAATCGGAATGGCGGCTCTTTGCTGATGATCCGCGCCGCCTCTGCGATGTGCAGCGCCGGCTCTCAATGAACGGGCTGTTCCGACTGTTCGCGCGCACCTGGTTTACCTGCGGAGAAACCACGGCCGTCTTAATGTGGCGCGACGCGCCAGGTCGCCGTTATGCCACCTGCGTGATGCCGATCGACCCGGATCGGCTTTGCAATCCGAATGGCATGTATGAAACCTTGACGCTGCGCGGCGGTGTTGAAATGGACGCCGTTTTTCAGGAGCCGATCGCTTATCACATTCGCAACGCTCACATCGGTGATTGGTGGGCGTCGATGGAGGCTTGGACTTGGACGCGCGTTCCGCGGACCACTAAGTGGGGGCGCCCGATCTTCGTCCACGGTTTCGAACCGGAGCGCGAGGGCGTGACGCGCGCGATCTCTCCCTTTGCTGCGCTCCTCACGCGGCTGAAGATGATCGGCAAATTCGCAGACGCGGAGCTCGCCAGCGCTTCGCTCAACGCATTGTTTTCGGCGTTTGTTGAAACGGATCTGCCGCTCGACGACGTGGCCAAAAGCCTTGCGCCGTCGGCACCGCTCTACGCGGATCGTGTGGTGGAGCATTTCACCAAGCACCCGGCGATGGTCGGCGGGGTTCGCATTCCCGTCCTGCCGCCCGGCAGCAAGATCACAATGAACTCGTCGACGCGCGAATCGACGAGCTTCGCCTCTTTTCAGATGGCTTTCCTGCAGTCGATCGCATCGGCGCTCGGTCTTTCCTACGAGCAGCTGTCGATGGATTTCACGAAGGCGAACTATTCCTCGATCCGCGCGGCGCTTAACGAGACCTGGCGTTCAATCAAGCGCATCTCGCGCGTCTTCGTCGAACAGGTCGTTACGCCGGTCTATTACGCTTTTCTCGAGGAGGCCTTCGACAAGGGCCATCTCGTGCTGCCCGCCGGCGCTTCGCCTCTGATTGGGCACAACGGAGGGCCGCGTCTCGATGCCCTCGATGTCTTCCACGCCATTCCCGGCGCTCTCATGCGCGCTCGCTGGATCGGGCCCGGCCGCGGCTACGTCGATCCTTTGAAGGAAGCGCAGGCCTCTGCCATGAAAATGGAAGCGATGGTCTCGACGCTCGAAAAAGAATGCGCGGAGCAGGGCGAAAGCTTCGAGGAAGTACTCGACCAAATCGCGGTCGAGGAAGGGATGCTCAAGGACCGCAAGCTTACGCGGCTTTCTTTGGTCGCGGCAGTGCAAGCGACCCGCGGACCGAAACCCGACTCGGAAGAGGCGGAAGGCCCCGCGGGCCCGGATGACGATGCGCAGAACAAGGCCGCTCCTTCATGACGCACGTCGCTCGGATCGCTTCGCTGATTTTCAACCGGCCACTGCTGGTCCTCCCTGACACAGCGATCACGATCGCCAATGCGCTTGCCGATCGCTTCGACACCGAATTGGTCGACGAGACTTTTTTCGAGGCCAGCAGGTTTCGTGGAAAGCCTACGGGACCGCTGCGTCCTGATGGTTCTCGCGAGAATTACTATCGCGTCGAAGATGGCGTTGCGATCATCCAGGTTATGGGGGAGCTCGTTAACCGCGGCGCATGGGTTGGCGCCTCTTCGGGTCTCACTTCCTATGAAGGGCTTGATGCTCAGCTTCGTGCCGCGGCTGCCGACGATCAAATCAAGGGGATCGTTCTCGATCTGAATTCGCCAGGCGGCCAAGCCTCCGGAGCGATGGAAACCGGGATGCTGGTTAACAGCATCGGCGAGAAAAAGCCCGTCGTGGCTTTCATCAACGGCATGGCGGCGTCGGCCGCTTACGCTATTGCCTCCGGCGCATCTCACATTGTCACGACGCCGTCCGGCATTTCGGGATCGATTGGCGTTGTTCTCCTGCATATCGATCGTTCCGCGGCGCTCGCCAAAGCAGGCGTGAAGCCGACGCTCATTTATGCGGGAGCCCACAAAGTCGACGGCGCCAGCATAATGGCGCTCCCGGAAGATGCCCGCGCCCGGCTGCAGGCGGAGGTAGACGAAATCTATGACCTCTTCGTGAAGACGGTCGCGACGCACCGTGGCCTGACTCAGAAAGCTGTCCGCGCGACAGAGGCCGGCATATTCCAGGGCAAAAGCGCGGTCGAGGCCGGTCTCGCGGACCAGGTCGGCACGCTCGATGACGCGCTCGCATTCGTCACGAAATCTCAAAAGCCGCCGCCGGCGGCGAACGATCCTTTCGGAGGGTTAGCTATGGCTGATAATACGAACACTGTTCCGAAGAGCGAGCATGAAGCCGCTCTTGCCGCTGCCACGAAATCCGGGAACGATGCCGCCGCTGCGGCCGCCAAGGTCGCCGCAGGAGCGGAGCGCACGCGCACGCAGGCGATCATCGGCGCCAAAGAGGCAGAAGGGCGCAAGGATCTTGCGCACCACCTCGCTTTCTCGACCGATATGGCGGCGGAAGCCGCGATCGCGTTGCTCGCGAAGGCGCCTGCCGAAAGTGCGCCTTCCACTGCGCACAAGCCGCGGCTTGAAGTGCTGAACCCCGATGTGAAGCCAAACGAGGAAAGAAAGCCGGCGGATGCGGCGCCTAGCGCTTCCTGGGCCGACGTGGCGACGCAGCTCAATCGCGAATCCGAGATGCACAGGGGCGGAAAGCGCGCCACAGCCTGAACATCTCCCGAGACCCGGGAAAGTAGCCCGGACGAAGATCCCCACAATTCATTTCTGAAGGAACACCCCAAATGGCGGAAATTCTACTGGGCGCGACCCTCACTGAGGTCGAACACACGGGCGCCTATATCGTATCCGAGCGCCACTTCTACTCGCGCGACGAGATCACGTTCACCAATCCGCAGAGCGCGGCTATTCCCCCCGGCACGGTTATCGGAAAGGTCGGCGTCGCAGCCGACGAGACCGCGGTCGCCGCGGCGGACGCGGGCAACACCGGCATCGGCGTTCTCACGATGGATGGGACGGCGCCGATCGCCGATGGCGCGATCGACGGTGTCTACCAAGTCATCGCGCGGACCGCCGGCGCCACCGGCGAATTCGAAGTCATGGATCCGAACGGCATCGTCGTCGGCGAAGGCGCGATCGGCACCACGTTCAGCGGTCCGGTCAAGTTCCTTTGGGCGGACGGCTCCACTCACGCCGTGGTCGACGACCGCTGGCTGATCACTGTCGCTCGGCCGAGCGGCAAAGCCGATCTCTGGGGACCGCTCGATCTCACCCGCAGCGACGGGATGAACGTCGCGCAGGGAGTTCTTTACGAGCTCGTCCCGGCCAATGACACGGCCGTTCAGGTGACCGCAACGGTGCGCGAAAGCGAAGTGCGCGCGACGGATCTTACCTGGCCCTCTGGCGCCACGACTGCGCAAATCGCCGAAGGAACCAACCAGCTTCAGCGCGCCGGAATCATTCTGCGCTGATCTTCGAAGCGGCGCCGTCCGCGGCCGTCTGCATTTCCCCCTCTCTCTCGCTAAAAGGATATCGCAGCCATGCTCGCGATGGACGTCTTTACCAACGACGCGTTCTCCGCCATCGAATTGACCATGGCGGTCGACCGCTACGGCTTCGTGCCGTCGACTCTGCAATCGATCCCCGGCCTGATCGTTCCGGTGCCGGTGCGAACCGATAAAGTCTGGATCGAAGGCCGCGCCAACGCACCGGCACTGATTCAAACGACGCCGCGCGGCGCGCCCCCCAAACAGAAGGGCGGCGATTACCGCAGCGCAAAGGGCTTCTCGACGGTGCGCCTGGCGCAGGGTTCGCGCATCAATGCCTCCGAACTGCAAAGCATCCGCGCCTTCGGCTCCGAGACGGAGCTGAAGAGCCTGCAGATCGAGCTCGGCCGCCGCGTCATGAAAATGAAGCAGGACTTCCAGCTCACCAAAGAGAACATGACCCTCGGCATGATCCAGGGCATCGTCACCGATGCCGACGGATCGACGATCTACAATTGGGCAACCGAGTTCGGCCAGTCGTTCCCCTCGCCACAGACTTTCGTTTTCTCGGGGAGTGCCGCCTCCGGCGTCGTTCGCCAGACTTGCAACACGGTCAAGAGGCTGATTCTCCGCAATCTGCAGGGCCTCGGAGGTCCGGGCGTGCAGGTTATCGCGGCGTGCGGCGATGCCTTCTGGGATGCGTTCGTTTCGAGTGCAGAAGTTCGTCAGACCTATTTGAACTGGTCGGCTGCGAAAGAACTGCGCAGCGACGTCGGCAACGTCTGGAGCGAGATCTTCTATTTCGGCGATATCGGCTTCTTCAACTATCGCGGCACCGACGACAATTCGACCGTCGCGATTTCCACGGACACGTGTCGCTTCTTCCCGATCAACGCGGGCATCTTCCAGTGGGCGCTCGCTCCGGCGGAGCGTTTCGAGTTCATCAACACGCCTGGCCGCGACTTCTACTCGTGGATGGTCATGGACCGCGACCGCGATATGTGGGCCGACATCGAGCTCGCCACCTATCCGCTGCCGGTTTGCGTGCAGCCGCAAGCTCTCATGGGCGGCACGATCTAAGCCGACCACTGAAGCCCGACATCCGGTGCCCTCCGCCTTTGAAGCCGAACTGCCCGAATTCTTCGCGGCAGTCGGCGAAGCCCACGAGCAAGTCTTCGTGTGGACGCCCATGTGCGAGGCAGCCGATGTCAATTCGGCACCGGCCGTGGATACTTCGCGGGGCGGGGGCAGGGTGCGCGGCATCTTCTTCGACAAGCAAGCAAAGCCTGAAATTCCACATGGCTTCGATCCGCGCTCGGACCTTAGGCCCGGCGCGATCGCCGGCATGTCGCGCATCGAAATCTTGCCGGATCGGCGCACTGGCTACACGCCGCCGGTCGAGCGTCTCGACATCCTTGTTGCCGAGTCGGGTGCGCGGTGGAGCGTCGTCTCCGTCTTTCAAGCCAAGACCGGCGTTAAGGTCTGTCCTGTGAACGCGCTCTGATCGATGTCTCTCGCAAGGCTTGCGCTGCGGCTCGCGGCGATCGAATCCCTCGCGCCCTCCGCGAACGCGAGCTCGGGCCCATGGCCAACGGCCGCCGGACCTCGCGTCTATGATTCGAGGATAGATCCGGTCGCCTCCGCCAAGAGCATGGAGGAATACGACGCAGCCCTGTCGGCGCTCGAGAACAAGCCGATCGTTACGATCTATACCGAGGACGATCATAACGAGCCTTACGGCTCGGCGAAGGCCTTCCCCGACGAGCAGACGGTGACGCTCGTTGCGGAAATCATGATCGCGCAAGTCGGGCAAATCCAAGTCGAGGGGCCGAATGGGACCCCGCAGCCAATAGGCGCTCTCGAGGCAGGTGCCACGGATCGTGAGCGAGAAGGAATTCTCGATCTTATCGACTCGCAGGTGCGTCGCGTCCTTGACACGCGCAACAATCTCGCGCCGCTGATGCTGCCGGTGGCGATGGAACTTCGCTCGATCCACGACGATCCGCAGCGAGACGCGCATCGCAGTGTGCGCCTGGCGCTGCGCACCGTTAAATTTCATTTCAAGATCAAGAAGGAACTCTGGCCGGCGATGGGCTCGACTCCGCCGAGCGGAATCGCCGGGCTGCCGTGTCCTCTTCGTAATGTCGCTGAGCAGCTGCCGGCGGGCTCATCCGCGCTCGCGATGTGCACCTTAATCGCTTCGTCGCTCGCGGCGCCACCGCCGCTGCCGTCACCGCTAGAAAGCATCCGCATCTGGGCGCCGATCAATCGTGGCGCCGACGCATCGAATGCCGAGACCGTCGCCAGCGGCACTGACATTCCCGAAGACGTTCAGGCTTCGGCAATCGGTTCGCCAAACTAGGAAACCTTCCCATGGCTCTCTCCAATT